GGCAGAGGAGCCTGAGGATGAAGAAGAGCCAGCTGAGGAGGAGCCCGTTGAGGAACCTGAAGTTGAAGAAGAGCCAACTGAAGAGGAGCCAGTCGAGGAGCCTGAGGTTGAAGAAGAGCCAGCTGAGGAGGAGCCAGTCGAGGAGCCTGAGGTTGAAGAAGAGCCAACTGAAGAGGAGCCAGTCGAGGAGCCTGAGGTTGAAGAAGAGCCAGTCGAGGAGCCCACTGAAGAGGAAGAAGACGACGATGAGGATGATGACGACGATGAGGATGATGACGATGATGACGATGATGAGGAGGAAGGTGAAGAAGTTGAAGAGATGGCTACCGTTTCTGAAACTGCAAAGAAGCTTTACTCTATGGCAGTTAAAGAAGCAGTTGCTTATGAGAATGACGACTACGCTGAGCATACTGTAGAAGGTTACATGAAAGAAAACGCAGCTTTGGCTGCAGGCTTAGCAGCTGATTCATTAAGAGAAGCATACAATGAGGCTAAAGAATCTGAAATCAATCAAGAAACATTCGAAGCTTCTTGTAACGAGATGAAAGAGGCATATGCTAAGAAGATGGACGAGATGAAGGAGGCATACGCAGCTGAAGGTGAAGATGTAGTAGACGATACAGAGGTTGGTTCAACTAACTACTAATTTCATTAACATATAAACTTTTAGAAGAGTCTATGTATAATTTACATAGACTCTTTTAGTATGCCTAGAATTCCTATAGATAAAATTTATATGCAAATAGCTTACCAAACGGCTAAGCTAAGCTATGCAGAACGTAGAAAAGTTGGATGTATTATTGTAAAAGATGAACAGATAGTTTCATTTGGTTACAATGGAACTCCGCATGGGTTTGACAATTCATGCGAAATGTGCCAAGCCGAAGGCGACCTAGTCACTAAGCCTGAAGTTTTGCATGCTGAATCTAACGCTATAACCAAATTGGCTAAAAGTACGCTAACTAGTGTTGGCGCGGATCTGTACACTACAACCATGCCATGTTATAGTTGTTCAAAGCTTATTATTCAGTCTGGAATTAAGCGAGTATTTTATGCCGAAGATTACAGAGATCGATCTGGTATAGAATTACTAGAAGAAGCTGGAATAGAGGTCGAAGAGGTAATTTGCTGGAATAATCAATGAGCGTATCAGAAATCATAGATAAGGCATTAGATAAAAATGTCTTTGGAGCTAAGTTTAAGTTTAGAAGCAATCAACGAGAAACTGTTGAAACTATATGCCAAGCATATCTTGATGATCCGAATTCCACAGTTATTTTAGATGCTCCCACTGGAACGGGTAAATCTATTATTGCCATGTGGTGTGCATATGTTCTTAAAGAGATGGGCAATCGAGGTTATTTGATTACGTCAGACCTCATGTTACAAGAACAATATGAGAAAGACATCAAAGAATTTAAACTTGATTGGGCTTCTATTAAAGGAGTTGATAATTACGAGTGTGTAGTTAATGAATTGCCCTTTAGTTTAGGAGAATGTAAGTTTAAGGGTATGAGTTATGAGCAAGCCGAAAAGCTTAGTTGCTTTAACTCATGTGGATACTTACAAAATCGTAGAAGAGCTATTGACCTTCCAGTTTCTCTTCTTAACTATAGCTATTGGCTTATTCAAAGAAACTATGTCGAGGATAAGATGATTGGCGAGGAGAGACCCGTTCCTTTTGAGAAAAGAGATTTTACATTCTTCGACGAGGCACACAAGGTCGATGATATAGTTCAAGGTCACTTTAGTCCAAGAATACAAGAGGATATCGTTGATCGTATTATGGAGGTTAATAGATTTGCGTCGCGACAAGGTATAGCCGAGAACGTCTTTACTAAGAATAAAATCAAGACGTTGGTTTTGGACATGTTGAATGGTGATAGAGAAGTTGCCTTTCAAGCCCTAAAGGATTTTGAAAGAGTCTTGTTTCTATTCGGTAAGATGCGACAAGCTGGCAACAAAACGGTTAAGCGTCGCTATGGCAATGAGTCGGTACCCAAAGATTGGCAAAAAGCTTTCGGTACATTCGATCATTTGAAGGACGTACACTGTAAGACAGAGGACTATATAGATTTGATCGAGGAGGTCGGCACTGATAAGATAGTATTGGATCAGAAGGATAGCGAGGTCACCTTTAAATGTGTCGAGGAGGCACTTATGATCGACAAGTTCTTACAGAAGAAGGCTGGTTTTAAAGTCTTTATGTCTGCTACGATTGGCGATGTTCGCTCATTCGCTAGACACATGAAAATTGATGGAGCAAAAGTTATTCGACTTGATAATCAATTTGATTTTGAGAAGTCACCTATTGTGTTTATCAATCGTCATAAGCTTTCGTTTAAGGAGCGAGAAGATAACTTACCTAAAGTTATTGAGATCGTAGATAAGATATTGGATAAACATAAGGACCAGAGCGGTATTATTCATACTGGCTCATATCAATTTGCTGATTATATAGCATCTAAGTCTAAGCATAGATTTGGCAGATTTATTACATATGATTATGCTAAAGAAAGAAATGGAGCCATCGACATTTTTAAAGGAGTTATGGCTGACAAGAATAAAGTTTTGATAGGGCCTTCCTTATTAGAAGGTCTTGACTTTAAAGATGACGTGTCTAGATTTCAAATTTTCTTTAAAGTACCATATCCCTCATTGAAGGATCCGCTAGTCAAAGCAAAAATCAATCAATTTCCAGATTGGTATGATTGGAAAACTGGTATTTCTATACAACAAGGATCTGGTCGATCGATTAGGTCTAATAAAGACTGGGCAGTTACATATGTGGTGGACGCTTGCTTTAGAAGCTTGATAAATAAGCCAGATTTATTTCCACCTAGTTTCAAACAACGTATTAAAACAATTAAATAATGGGATTCAATAAACTTTTTGTTCCTTCCGTTGATTCATTAAAGGAGGAACTATTAGCTAAGGGAAACGAACAATTCTTTAAAGATTGGTCAAGGCGATATGTTAAGGCCGATGCAGTCTTAGGATCAGAAGAAGCTATAGATTTTATTAAACAATTTATAGCAGGAGAGTATGATATAGAGGAAAGTAGTTCGTTTAGCAATGAACCTGCGGAATAATCTATACAAATTATTTAGAATGATGGCAACAAAAGAACGAGAGCCCGGAATCTTTATATGGACCAAGAGTGAGAGAGCTGGTCAAGTCGTAACTGAAGATACCGAGAAGGTCGATAGACAGTGGCTTTACTTTACGGACGGCACTAGAATCAACAAGAAGCTTATCAACGAGTATACTCTAAGAGCTGCGACTTTAGATGAAGCTAAAAGACTTGCAGAACCTTTAGGCTTGACCACTATAGAAAAGAGTTCAACTCCAACTAAAGTTGAAACTAAGGCTGAGGTTAAAGTTGAAACTAAAACAGTTGAATCTATGCCAGATCCAGTAGCAGAAACTAACGTTATGTTAGAGATGCTTAAGAAAATGAGCAAGAAGAATAGTGCTGATATGCCCGTTAGTGTTAATATTCCTTCTAAGTCTGTTTATAAAATGCTTAAGGACGAGATGGATCTAACGGAGGATGATCTGCACGAGAACATTTCGCTGCTCATAGAAAGCCAAATAGATAACTTAAGAGACCAACTCAAGTCTCAGATTGAAACATTCATTAAATCATACTACAATGTCAGAACAAGTTCAGGAAAATCAGAATGAGCAACAGCCTCAGGTGCAATTCGCTATGCCTAATCACGCCCAGCGTAGAAACATGCTTCGCCAACAAAAGGTACTTAGAGCTAAGAACGAAATGCATCCTCTTGATAGAAACTCTGTTGAGTTTAGACAAGCACAAAGAGAGAACGGTCGCAAGATTCACGAGGCAAACCTTGATAGACTAGAGCAGCAAACTACTGTTCTTATGGAAGAAAAGTTGGCAGGGGTTGTTGCTGGCTGGCAAACTCAAGGTTATAACGAAGAAGAGATTGCTCTTCTAACCGAAGCGTGGAAGTTGACCACCTTCAAGAATAAGAAAACATGGCATGCTGATAAAAAGACAGCTAGAAAGTTGATGAAGCAGGCTGATGAATCAAGAAAACAAAGAAATCAATGATTACAATAGCTATAGAATTAGCTGAGAACGGGGTAATCAAAATCATTCACGACGACAACATTAACGGGGCTGGAGAAGAGTTCGAGTCTCGTAAAGTCTTTGATTTTGATGGCATTGATAATGTCAACTCTAAGATTACTTTCTTAAATGAACTAGCTATGGACTTAGGTATAGACCTAGGAACTGAGTTAGACCATTCTAAGATTGTAGTTAGATCCGAGTGGGGATCGAAGTATAAGCCCAGCAAAGAGTTAGCTGCTGGCAAGATTAAGGAACTTGAGAAAGAAATTAAGCGCCTAGAAAAATTCACAAAGTAATATGAACTTAAAGATAGATGGCATATGGTGTAAGACAAAGACGGAGTTTAATCGCTACGTAAAAGCAGAGGATTACGACGTCGTGGTGTCTTACTCCGACATCTATTCTAGATTACTTAAAAGTGACCCTTATGGTAACGAACCTTCTGATATAATCGTTACGCTTCATATAGAAAAGATGTTTAGATGTCTTTTAGAGAAGGAACAGGATTCACATCGAGCAGCCTATTTGTTTAAGAGCTTGGATCAAGAGACTGTCGATAACTTTAGAGATTTTATAAGTCTGATGTCAGAGGAATATCAGCTAGACTTAACGATTATCAATCGCTGTGACTATCCTAAGAAGGGTGTTCTTAGCAAGTTCGATAACGTTAAGTTTATAGACAATGATTAAGCATAAGCTATTTTCAAAGGGCGAATACATTCAAGCCCTCATCTCTACGTCTCAGCAGCCTAACGTCTTAATTCCTGTTAGAGCTATCATCCAAGACGTAAAGTTTGATGACATAAACCCTCAATATCAGATCAAGGTTATCAAGTTCTATGATAACATTTATTTCTTGAAGAAGAACCTTTTCGGTGGTCGCTTCATCAGAAACTTTAAGGGTACAGAAACTAGGATGAACTTAGCCAGAAAGAACTACTCTACGGTTGAGGACATAGAGAATAACATCTTTGCTGGCAAGAATTGGGAAAAGTACTTGATAGTCGTAGACTCTGTATTCTGTGTTAGGACTCGAGGTGAGCAGGTAGAGTTGTTCAACAACTTACAAACCTTCATGATACAGATGAAGTTGAAGGAGATATTCGAGTTGGCTAATCGGTCCGTTTATTCTAACGGGGAGTTCTTCTTTCAGACGAAAGGGCTCTATGAGAAAGCTTTAAAGAGGTTCTTAGCAGATAAGTACCCAAAAGAAAAGGACTGGGCTGATGAGCTTCTATACAGTCCTACGACTGAGGAGCTTGATGCCACTGAGTGGTAATTTATAATAAGTTAATCTGAATGTTGACGTTGAAAGATATATACAAAAAAGAATATCTTTTATATGGCATCAGTATTTCAAGGCATTAAAAACGGGCTTAAAGAGTATAGAGATTTAGCTACAGGAGAAGTTAAGTCATTTAGTGAAAATTTAAGTGATGCTTTTGGTTTATCGCCAGAAGATGCCGATTTAGAAGCGGCTAAGCAGGGAGAAACTAATCTTAACCCTGATTTATCTTCTTCTGAAAATTTAAGTGCAGTATATAGCGATCCTATTTGGAAGTCTGGAGATACCGAATCTAATGGAGATGAGCAAGCTATTCCTAAGGCTTCAACTGAGCCAATACAAGGTAAAAAGTATGTTACTGATGTAAATGGCACTAGCAATAAAGAAACTATAGATCCAGGTAGAGCTAGACAGAGCGCTTTTAGCGGTTGGAGTTTATTTAGATATAAGTCTAAGGCCTTAGGAAATACCGAAGATAATAGTAACGTGCCTAAATATAACGTATCGGAGTATAAAGATAGCGATATTACGGGTTTAACTAGTCCAACGGCTAAGCGAATAGTTAATTGGTCTCAAGATGAAAAGAATGACGGATGTGCATACAGCCTTAGGGATTTTGTGCAATGTGAACATTATGGTCTTATTCCAAATAATTATATGCTTACGTTAAGAAGATTTCCTTTTCCAGCACCTGACGATATTTTTAATCCTAAAACCTTTTCTAGCAAACAACAAACCTTTGTAGAAACAGGTCAGCCTGATATAGCTAGAGCTATAACATGGATGAGCCCTACTTTAGGCAACGAACTTAAAGAAATATTTTCATTTGGCGTAGGATATAGTTGGAAAGATGTAGAGGCTCAGGTTCAAACTGCCCAGTCTAGCACGGATAGAGGTAAGGTTGGTGCATTTATGGAGTCGAATCCAATACTAAAAGCAATAGAGGCTGGAAATGAAGGTCTAGACCCTGTCTCTGCTAGAAGAAAGGAGCAACTTGGCGAAGGGTACGATCCTCTACAAAGTACATATCCTAATCATGTTTATGGTCCACTTAATGTCATTAAAAGCATGATGGTTAGAGATAGGGGTATAAATTTTGACAAAGAGTTTACTCTTAATTTCTATTACGATCTTAAATCATATGGAAATACTAGCCCTAAAGCTGCATTTCTAGATACTTTATCTAATCTTCTTGTTTTAACAAGCAACAACGCACCTTTCTGGGGAGGAGCTGTTAGAGGTGTATCTAATGGAAAGGTTGGTAAGCCGTTTGGCGATATGAGTAAATTGGCCAGTGGAGATTATAAAGGTTTTTTTAATGGCATCAAGGATCAATTTTCTGAAATGGGTTCGAACCTATTGGGAGAAGTAAAAGGACTTCTACAAAATGGGGAAATGGGTGATATGATGAATAACCTTATAGGCGGTCAACTTATGGACCTATTTGGTTCTCCACAAGGTGCTAGCGTATTAAACGCATTTTTAACAGGAGATCCTACGGGCCAATGGCATTTAACGGTTGGTAATCCAATGAACCCGGCCATGGTTATAGGTAACTTAGGTCTACAAAGTGCTAAATTTGAATTTAGTGGACCTATGGGCTATGAGGATTTTCCTACTAAGTTAAAGGTAACAGTAACTCTTAAGCCTGGTAGACCAAGAGATAAGTCTGAAATAGAAAGTATGTTTAATACTGGAAAGGGTAGAATGTATATTCTACCTGAAGATTCAGCGGGTGTTGCATATTACAATAAGTCTGCATATGGTAATAAAGAAATAAACAAAGGGGTGGCTGCAAGAGCATCTGAATCTTCACTAGGATAATGGATTTAAGAACTATTAAAGATAAAGTGGTTGACGGCGTTAAACTAGTTATCGTTCAACCTACAATATATTTTACATTAAAGGTCCGTGATGCTATTTTGGGACAGGACTACAATGTAAAAAGAGTAAAACCATTTCAATCAGGTAGACCAGACTTAATTGCGCTTGATGAATATGGAGATGCTAGTATGGCCGATATTATTCTTAAGTTCAATGGCATATCTGATCCGTTTTCTGTTTTAGAAGGAGAAAAGATAATGATTCCAAAGATTGATTATCCCTTTAAGAAATTAGAAAGAATACAGGAAAGAGAAGAAAATACTGTTAAACAACAATTTGTAGACACTAAGAGATTGAGTAAAAAAGATCAACGTAGGGTAGAGGCTATGAAAAAGAAGTATGATAAGGAAACTCTTCTGCCGCCTAACGTAATACCAGTTGGAAATAAAACATTTAAGTTTGAAGCAGGAGCTATTATATTTGGAGCTCAGGCCCAAAATGATGCAGTTGTTGATTCTGTAGTAAACTCTAAGAAATCTAAATTTGATTCTAATGGATTAGGTATAAATAAGAGTCAATTAGATAAGATGCGTAACCGATAAATGGATTTTAATAGTAACACATATGCAGTTGTTGAACCATCAATAACTCCTACTGAAATTAGGCTTCAATCCATGGGCGAAGAAAATGGAGGATTTAAGCAAAGTAAAACAGTAGGTATAAATGAACCATATGTTAGCGTCAACAATTATTCATTTAGTCCAGATGCCATTAGAAACTTTAACTTAAATTGTTCAGGAACTATTCCATTTTTAAACATAACAGTAGACGATACTAGAGGTAATTTTTCGGTAGATTCTTTTCCAAGAGATGGAGATGTATTAACATTTATGTTAGGTTCTAAAAATGAATCTACATTTAAGTCTATACACATGGACTTCGATATATTAAAGGTAGCAAATTCTCCTACAGACGAAGACGGAACTGTTAGGTATAGCTTTTCATGTAAAGCAAAAATACCATTTTTAGATAGTGAAGAATGTAGACATTATGAAGCAGATACTTCTTTATCACATATGGAACAAGAAGCTAAACATTTGGGTTTAGGGCTAGTAACTAACATTGATGCTACTACTGACACTCAAGTTAGAATACAACCATACATTTCGCATTCAAAATTTATAGATAACATAGTAGAGTCTTCTTACGTATCTGATGACGCTTTTCAAAAGTGGTTTATAGACCAATATTATTACCTGAATTTCATAGACATTAATCGAATATTTAATTCTAAAAATATTATGTCGATTGAAGAGGCTCAAGAAAGTTTGATGTCATTTACCGATCCAATAGCTGTTGAAGCCGGATCTAATGACGCCGCTGATAATATGAAAACTAAATTGGTTTTGACTAATCACTTTAGATTTAAGGGCATGAACAACTATATAAATAAATTTGCTCTTGAAAATAATTCGGCGGCTGTTGTGGCTAATCATGGTCATTTTAGAGATGTCCAATTCTATGACGCAACTATAGAAGAATTAAATGAATTTACAATAGATCCCTTAACTTCTGAAAATATGTTAGATTCAGAAGAACCTTTAAGAGGCCGCAGAGATGAGGACAGATACTTAGGTCAAATTAAACATAAGTATGTGGGTAAACAAGATGCTGGAGAAGATGGTATGGGCAACGTACATCAAAACTATTCTTTTTCTAAAATGCATAATTTTAGAAATAATGAAGAGGTATCTAAGATGAGGCTTAAGCTTACTATGGCATCATTTAATCCCTCAATTTATAAGTATCAAAAGATTTCAGTTATAATATATGCATATTCTCAAGAAAAGAAAAAGGCAGAAGATATTAAAACTCAAGAGGCTGAAAAAATGGGCTTCGACGAAAGAGCATTTAAAGATAAAGGAGAAAACGAACAATCTCGAGTAGATTCATTTTTAAGCGGTAACTATATAATAGAGAATATAGACTATTCATACTCTAAATCAAAAGGTATTGTTCAACATGTAACTCTAATAAGAAGAGAGTGGCCTACTAGGTATGCGGCGCTTCTATAAAGATAATATATAGTATATGTCAGATTTTGTATCCATAGATCAATTTAGAAAGGGTAGGTTGCATAATAGAATGCATCAAGATCCTACATATCTTAGCTTTTTTCTAACATTTGATTGGTACAGTGAAGAATCTCCTTTATTTTCTGGAGAAGCAGAAAGCTATTTAAGAAATGTAGTAGGAGATGATGTTAGAGCTGATAAGCTTAAGCGTTTTATAAAGATACTAAAAAAGCTAAATACTGAAATGCCTTGGTTTTGGCAATCTATTTCTGGATTAGAAACTACTAAGCAATATAATAAAATGGAAGACCCATTTAGGGGTGGAACTGATAGTAAAATAACTATAACCTGTTTAGAATCAGTTGAGTTACCAGTAACTGGCCTTATAGATTTATATAAGCAAGCCGCTTATGATTTTTCAAGATGGGTTGAGGTTATACCTAACAATCTAAGAAGATTCAATATGTATGTTTACGTAAGTGAAGTTAGGATTTTTAGAACTAATAAAGCCAGTCAGTTTGTTGCTAATACAATCGATAACACTGGTTTATTAGGTACTAAAGATGATGGTCAAGCCAGAACTTCTAGTTCTATAGTTAATTCTTCATATAACGGAGATGTTAGATCCGTTAGACCTCACTTTGAGATAGGACTAAGTCATTGTACATTTGATATTGAATCTACGAGCGCAGTTTTTCAAGACTTGAGCAAAAGCCCGGATCAACCGATTGCACCTTCGATAAGCATTATGTACGAAAGTGTTCATGACCATAAAAGCTATTATGCCAATAGTATTCCAGATGGTAATGAAGATCCAACCAATGGTCAACTTCTTGCACAAGGTGTTAAAGATGCTATAGTTGGTTCTGTTGCAAATAAAGTAGAAGGAGCTTTACAAAATACTCTAGATAACGTTAAAGGCAGATTACTACTGGGTAATGTATATGGTTTAAATGCAGCTTCTACAATTCAAGATGCTATTAGAACTGGTAGCATAAATGGAATAGCAAATATTGCTGGTCAAATAGGTGCAGAATCTAGACCTCCTACTTCTCCAGATCTTCCACCTAATGTATATCCGGATCCTACGCAATTAAAGTATGGTCCAGCAGGCAGTATAAGTCCTAGTAATATATATGAAAACGGACCTGCTACATCAGACAGAGAAACTAGAAAAAAGGATCCTTCGGTTTCTAGAATTCCAAAAGATTTAGGCAACGCAATTGAAAGAAGAGTATGAAACAAGCTGAGCTTATAAATGACAATATTAGAGATACACATTGGCTAGGTGAAGTTGTGGACAACCAAGATCCACTGTATAATGGTCGGTGTAAAGTCAAGGTGTTCGGTAAATTCGATGCTATCCCAACTGAAGCCATTCCTTGGGCTTCTCCTATAAACAGGAACTTACCAGGTTCTCATGCTGTACCAAGAATTGGCGATATTGTTGGCGTTAGGTTCGACAATGGTGACATTTATCACCCAGAATACTTATTTCAGGTTAATCAAAATACTGATCTAAAAACAGACGTACTTGAAAATAGCGAAAGACCATATGACGTTGTATCTTTGGTCTATGATGCTGAGAGAAACGTAAGAATATACTGGTCGCCTGAAGACGGTTTAGTCATGACAAGCGGAGAGTCTCAAACCTCTCAGCCTATGATTAGATTCTCTCCAGAAGGTGAGATATTCATCAACTCTGATAAGATATACGTTGCTACAGCAGGAGATGATAGAGACGAGCCTGCAGTTAAAGGTCAAACTCTTGCAGATCTATTATCTGAGATTATAACTCAATTTAATGGTCACACTCACCCAACCGGTGTAGGTCCTTCTGGTCCTCCATTGCCTCCTCAGCTTCCCACGATGATTAACTTGCAAACACAGATAAATAGTAATGCAGGTCCTGGCTTTATCCAGCAAAAATGATAGGCAATGACGTTTGACAATCTTATCAATACATATGGCAACTCATATGCTGTTACTAGTTCTTATAACTCAATTGCTAGTAAGGTAATATCTGCGTGTGAAGATTTATTGAGCAGCGATTTAAAGGCTGGAGGTAAAACATTTACGTTTGCGGGTTCGCATGACTTTAATGAATCCGTTTCTAATTTATCGTCTGCGTTTAGTACCAACGATGTCGTTGGTGTAGCTGCTACTTTGTCTTACATATTCACAGCTAGACAGGCTACTGTTGAGCAATTAACTTATACGACCAAAGAAAGCGAGTTTCAAGATATAATCGTTTTATCAGCTTTGGGTGGATATGATGGCAATAAAAAGTTATACGATGAATTAACAGCCTTCAATTCCATAAATAGACCCGTTACCACAAACGGCTCTAAAATTGTTTTAGATTTCACACGTATTAGAAATAGGTGTGAAGATTATGTTGAGGCCTTTAAGATAAATGTACAAGGTAAAAAGATAGAAGGCGAAGAGTATGAAGAAGATATTCTAATGCATGGCAACCAAGTTATGGCAACTGAAACTTCTCCAGAAGGAATAACTTATAAAGTTGAAAAGTCTGGAGATTTACCAAGTGATGCCTCTGCTAGAGAAGAAATAATGGCCGAAAGAATACAAGACTTAGATGCCATGGTTGATTCAGGAGAGGTAGTAAGATATAGCATACAAGAATATTCCAACAGAACCGTCATAAAAACGTATTTCAAGATACTTAGTGATTACGAAAAAGATTTTAACGTTCAATCTATATTGTAATGGCATTTAGCACCTTTAAAACAAATATGACTCTGTTCTTTCAACAGAAAAATGGCACAGCAAGCGGAGTTATTCCACCTGAAGATATGCCTGTTTCTGATATGATCGAAATTCCAGATCCTCAAGATCCAGAAAAAACAATAGAAGTTTTAGATACCGATAAGGAGTTAAGGAAACTAGCAAGAGCAATAGCGGATGAATATCACCTTGCAGTTGGTACAGCATATCAACAAAAGGGAGGCACTTCTAGACCTATAAACCCTGCGATATACAATGGCCCTATGAAGGCAGCTAAAGAGGGTATTTTTCTTGCTATTCTTGCCGTTCTAAAGGTTATGCATTCCGATAAAGGACCAAAACCATCTACTGTTTTGATGTTACCTATAGGAGCGGCTGTAATAGCTTATTGGTCTACTGCTCTAGTTCCTGGCTCATTCTTACCAGTGCCTATGCCAGTTACTCCACCATATACTGCACCAAGTCCCGGTTCTATAGTGTTATTTCCAGGGAATCCAAGGCCAATAGCTAAGGGGTTTAAGGATGCTTTTTCAAAATATGATAATGAAAGAGATTTTAACACAGCACTTTCTAAAATGCTAGACGATATCATAAAAGGATTTGAAGACCATCTTGCTAGCGTAAGCGGTATCTATGTTGGTTTAGTTCCTGCCGGCCCTGCTATTATTCCTACGGTGACACCGTGGAAAGGAGTCAAAGTTCAATGATATATAATATGTTACACCTTTAATATAAAAAATAAATGTCACAAAAAAAATCAAGGCCTAGAATCAATAAGAAGGCCATCGAGGAGGTTGAAGTAACCCAACCAGAGTCAACGACTCAAGAACAAACTGAAGTAAAGATCGAAAACGAGAGAGATCGCTGGACACTTGATAACGGCGAGTTTGACTGGGACGGTTATGCTGCAGATTGCCCAAAAACCCTTAGAACTCCAAATCCACATGTTAAAACTCAAAGTAACGATAAGGTGTTTTCTAGAGAGTCATATGCTCAAGAGTTCTATGATATTCTAATCAACAAGGATAAAGAAAAAGATTTTGTTCCTAAGTTGAAAGTCGGAACTATCTATGATGGTAAAGTTTATGGTATCAACGAGACTCATGCTACAGTCGATGTAAACTATCGTCAACTTGTCTTCGTTAAGCTTTCTAAGGAGGATCCTCAATACAGAGACGTCAGACCAGGAGAAGAGGTTTCGGTTCTTATAACCGAAGGTTCCAACGACGACGAAAGAGGCAATATTATAGGAACCATATCGGGCGGCATGCGCCAACGTATCTTTATGGACCTAAGAGAAGGCATCGACTCTGCCGACACAGCTTGGACTGGTGTTGTTAAGGAAATGATTTCTGCTGGAGGATATGTTGTTAACGTACAAGGTGTAGACTGCTTTATGCCGGGTTCTCTTGCTGGTATCAATAAGCTTCATGACTTTGAAGCCATTGTTGGTCAAGAGCTTTACGTTGTACCTGTTTCATTCTCACAAGATAGAGGCACAATCGTTGTCTCACACAGAAAGTATTTACAAGCTATGATTCCTGTCGAGATTTCAAAGCTTCGTGAGAACATTACCGATAGAATTACAGGTACTGTCACTGGTACTGCAAAGTACGGAGTCTTTTGTGAGTTTAACACTTGCTTGACGGGTATGATTCACGTCAATGACTTAGATGAAGAAACCTTTAAGAGACATAAGTCACAGAGCATTAAGCCGGGTGAAGAGATTGAATTCTTGGTTAAAGAGATTGTATCCAATACTAAGATTACTTTAACTCAAAAGACACTTGAAGAAACTAATCCATGGATCAATATACTTGAAAGATACAAAGTTCCTAGCGTAGTTGACGCTAAAGTTAAAGCTGTTAAGGACTACGGCATCTTTGTAACTCTTGAAGAAGGCGTTGTTGGTTTACTTCATATCAGTGAAGTCGGAGAAGACCTAATTAAGGTATTCAAAAACGGAGATAACATTACCGTTCAAGTAACTAGAATCGATCCAGAAACTAGAAAGGTATTCTTGAAGTTACCATCATAATATGATGCCATAGTTAGACTGATATATACCATAACAAAGATATATCGGTCTAGATGAACAAACTTCATAAAAATTCTAATAGAGCAGAGATACTCAACGCATCATTGTGCGGAGTAGAGTTCGAGTTTTATTCCAAATTGGGCCTAAAAGAGACTACCAAGCAATTGGAGGATCTTTTAGGCCGCTCTATTAGTATAGAAGATAAAGCTCACTCTGATTTTGAACCGACCGATAAGGAGTTCAAAATCGAGCCTGACATGTCGGGCGGTAAGGGACTAATGGAGCTGGTTACTGGCGCTATGCCTTATAGAAATGCCAGAATTATGATGATTAAGGTGCTGGGCTGGATCAGAGAAAATGGTTACACAACTGAAAGATCTGGTATTCACCTTAACTTATCGTTTGATAAAGACTACTTAGAAGATAAGAATATGGTATCTAAGATGAACACTCTTAAGTTTATCTTAGACTTTAATGAGAAGCAGGTCTATAACCTATTTCCAGACAGAGAAAACTCGGTTTACGCCAAAAGCATCAAGTGGGTTATGCCAAAGGTCGATGCATTCCACTATGATTCGGTCAATACTTCTATTCATAACTACGATTTCCCGAATACCAAGTATTATGGAATCAACTTTGAGAAGAAGCTTAAGAATTATCTAGAGTTTAGATATCTGGGTGGAAAAAACTATGAGCAAAGGCAAGATGATATCTTTTATCTTTGGGAGTCCTTTGTTATGACTATTTGGAAGTCATGCAATAATGTTAATTTTACAGAAGAGAACAAGTTAGAGCTTCGTAGAATTTTACATAAGAACGAGCCGGTTGCCCTTTCTTTAAGAGACTTTAGAAACGTAAATAAGAATTGGCCTAAGATAGAAATTCTAGTTGACCTTAACGACCATGGCGAGACCATTGATATGTACTGGGATCGTATGAAGCATAGGGTTATGGATCTAATAACTAAAGGTGGCATGACAGAAGGAATAGTTAACTATGACAGTGATATCTCTCATGTTCAGGTTAAGGATGGTAAGTTTCCAACTTGTTTCCAACTTGAAGGCTATGACTTTGTCGACTGCGAGATTCGTGGTAACGTAGAGAAAAGTGACTTATTTGGTTGCAAGGTTGAAGGATCTATGTTAACTAGATGCAATTTATATCAATCCACAGAAGTTAAAGAATCTAAAGTGGAATCTTGTTTTGTTCATGGTAGCTGTACTATCGTCAATAGTTTTGTCTTTGGCAGAGATGGCATATTTAAGGGTAAAATGAAAGGCGGCATATTTAGAGAAGGAATGATAACTAAAGATTCTAGGTTTGAAGATGACGTAGAAGTCGTAGTTACTAAAAAAATAAAATCATAAGATGAGTGAAATCAGAAGCGGCAACGAAAGTGGCTTAAATACTCCTAAAAGCTTTGGTGAAGATTGTCAAGATCTGTTCTTAGACGAAATTGCCGATGAGCTTACAGGAGCATGTATGATTCCTGTTAACCTTCCTAAGAAGGAGGTCTTAAACATTATAAAGCGAGCAGTTAAGTGGTTCTATAAGAACTATGAATATTCTGTTAAGGAAAACTATTATCACATTCCCAATAGCGTATTTAGCACTGACTATTTTAAAACTCATAGAGCTTTACATTTACCACAAGCTGCAAGTGATGGATCAGGTATGGTCTTCTCTGTTTATGGTCTTTATGACTTAGCTAGTGGTTGGAACCAACCGGGAGGAGGCTTAGATTTAAGATTTGAAAGTGGATCTGACTTTGCATTAGAGAGAATGCTTTTCAGAAACGTATACGATGGCGATGGAGCTGCTAGAGGTGCAGAAGAATTGCAATACTATGTAATTAATCAATCTATGGTGGATCTATCTAGACAAATCATGGAGAATCCTATTTCGTTCCACTTCTCGCAATTGACAGGCGAACTTAAGTTTATGGGTGATACACCTAAAGGAGATGTTATACTTGAGGTTTATGAGACTATTCCTAATTGCGCGCTTTACTCAGATGAGATATTCTTTAGATATGTTGCGGCTAAAGTTAAGATTTCTCTAGGTTCTAAGCTTGGTATCTTTAAGTTTGCTTTACCCGGTAACGTGGAGTTTGATTATTCAGAGATAAAATCTATGGGAGATGAAGAGCTTGCAGCTGTTATAGAAGAAATAAAAGGAGATGAAGGTGTCGATTGGATGATGCACTCATAAGCTAAATAAAAAAGTTGAATAGATACTAGATGGAACTCTACATCAAGACAATAGGCGACCCTAATTTTGACCCGGTCAAAGTACAGAGCAATAGCGAGATAGCTCAGCTTATGACTCAAATAGAGACCATACTTTTTACAAATAAAAGAGAGGTTTTAGGAAAGCCACAGTTTGGATGTAACCTTGAAGATTTAGTCTATTCTCTTAATTATAATAATAAGCAGATCAAAGAAACTATAGATGAGCAAATTGCAATGTTTTGTCCTCTTGCCCAAAAATATAACGTATCGGCTGAAGTCTCTTTTGTAAAAGGTACTGCAAGAGATATAGCTTACATAGATATAACTATAGATTCTAAATACCTATTACAGGTCTATATAAATTAAACATAACCATATAATGGCTGAATTTAAATTTTTAGATACGACACGAGCAATAGCTTCTGACATTGTGGCAGATGCTAGGACTTATATAAGTCGTGTTTATGGTAGAGCAAATACTCTATTTACTACAGCTTCTCCCTTCTCACAAATATTAGAGGTTATGTCTGAGATAGGAGAATTCTTAATGTTCTACGTTGAGGATGCAACAGTAGAGCAAAACATTTACACTGCTCAACAACCTGAGTCTATTTATGGACTATCTAGACTTGCAGGCCATGACCCAACTCGTGGTTTTGCAGCTTTCGGTGAGATTACATTTAGATGGGCAGCTGGGGTTGATCTAAGCAAAGTTGTTGGAGATGCTATCAACATACCTGCAAATACTAAGATAAAATTCGATCTTAATGGGTTGACCTATATGCTTAGAACTAATAAAGATCAGTTTAGAATAGAAAAATCTAACAATAGCACCTTTACTTGTTCTATTATACAAGGTGAAATAGAATCTCAAACAGTAACTGGAACGGGTGAAAAGCTACAATCTTTTAATATTCAAACCGGAGGATTGACCGACCATAACTTAGTTTCAGTATCTGTAAACGGAGAGCTATGGACTAAGTTTAATTCTCTATATGAGATGTTACCCTCGGACAAAGGCTACATCGTTAAAACGGGTATCGGCGGAGGCCTCGACGTTTACTTCGGAAATGGTAACTTTGGTATGATGCCAGTTTCTGGTTCTTCTATTGAAATAGAATATATTAAGCACGATGGCGCAAAGGGTAACTTAGACGATTCAACAGACCTCACCTTTAAATGGGTTGATGAAGGATCTGACGCTTTAGGTAATTCTTATGACCTAAATAAGTTTTTACAGGCTAACGTTACTTCTTCTCCTAAAATGGGAGCTGACAGAGAATCAACTGAATTTACCAAGTTAATTGCTCCAATGGCATCTAAAAGTTTTGTCTTGGCAACACCCGATCACTATGAGTATTTCTTAGGTAGATATGGTATTTTCTCTTATATTGATGCATATAATACAGTTGATGACCAATACATTGACGACGATAACGTTATTTACATATTTGCAATTCCAGATGTTAAGCGAAAGTTGGCTAAAAATTTAGATTACTTCTCATTGCCCATTAACGAAATGTTCTTTGATGCCAATGAATATAGTGCAATGGCTGGTGTTTTACAAGAATCTGGTCAACAAATGGTTACTACAGAAGTTAAGTTTGTAGAGCCTAAAGCTAGATATTATTCTATGGATATTTCTGTTAGATATTTTGAGGGCTTTAGAAAAGAAGACATATTCAATGACATAAGAGATGTTGTATCTAACTACTTGTTGAACGTTACAAGAAGAGATAAGTTACCAAAGTCTGATATCATTTATATTTTAGAAGAAGTTGAAGGCGTAGATGCAGTTAACGTTACTTTTGTTTCTGAAACCGAAGAAACTGCAAGAAGATTAGGTTACTATGAGTCTGTAACCACTCAAGTTGTACCTCAACAGCCTATTGTTTTAGAAGATATAGGTAATGGTAAACAAAAATTTGTCTTCTTTAAGAAGGTTCAAGAAACCGAATTAGTTAACATTAACATGAACGACCCTATTCCTGCAGACGTTGCAGGCTTAGACGAATATGGTGATATTATTATGGAAAAAGAAGAGGTTGCTGTCTTTAGAGGAGGTTGGCTAGATAGAGACGGTCAACTTGTTAAAGACATTCCTTCTATTAATGAAGACGCCGCTCTGACCGTTACTTTTGACGAAACCCCGGTACCTAGAACTGTTTACACTAGACTTCAAGCCGGAGATAGAAAATCAATAGTTAGAAGATCCTCATGAACTTATTTCAAGATTTATTTAAGTACAAGCTAGAAAGGCTTTATGATTATAAGAAGACCAGAAAGGATAATAGGCTTAATTTAGGTTATGACTATAAAGATAGACTATTAAATGATAACATTTCTCAACACTTACAAAGAAACGATATAATTCAAACGTTTCTTTTGTTTATGAATGATTACTTCTATAGAGTAATAGGTTCTATAAAGAATTTACAAGGGTATAAAAATTATACCATTAAAAAAGACGATACTAAAATACGATAATGTTTCAGAAGCTACGTTTCTTTAGAGGTACTGAGCACGATCTTAATTTAGTGCAAGATACTGATGGCATTTACAGAGGTACAGTTCACATGGATCCTGTTTCTACGGGTCTTTATGAAACTGTAAACTTATTTGTAATGGAAGAAGTTGAGAAGGATAATCAAGTTTGGTTAAATTATCCAACTTCAAACTCTCCATTCGGTAGCACACTAAATTTTAAGTGGCTTAATGACTTTGATACGTCAGATGATATTATCATGTATGGTACTAAGTTAGAAGAGGGTGTCGTAAAAATAGACGTTAAGAAAGAACAAGAATTTGATCTGATTGATATCATTGATAATAATTCATTAGAAACCTATTTCGATATAAGCGTTGCTCTTGACGATGGTCTTAATTTTTGTTTAAACTATCCTAATGATGGATTTCCAAATGATTGTGTGTTTGCCCCCGAATTAACCTTAAAGAGAGGCTTTACCTATATTTTTGATCAAAGTGACGTAAGCAATTATTTTACAGCTTATAACGTTCCGTTCACTCTAACTTTTTCTGAAACACCTGGAGGAGAAAATAACGGTATAGTTGCAGATTCATATACAGACGGGGTAGAATATTCTGGAACTCCGGGTACAAATGGTACTGTAACATTTAATGTACCTCTTGATGCTCCGGATACTCTTTACTATTTTTCTCCAGCCGGTGTTATTTTTAACGAACCTATGGGTAATATAATCAACATTGTTGATGCTGACACAGATTTTGACGATGATGGATTCAAGGAAATAGAAAACCTAAATAATTCTGCAATAGCGATTAACATAGCCTTAATGTCTTTCGATGAAGGAAGACACCATCGTACACTTCAAATATACGAAAAAGATTCCATATCTGAAAATATTGTTGCTGAAATTAAATTTTACGGTGAAGTAGAAGGAGAAGATGAAAGGTTAAAAGTTATGCTCAATAACCTTGGAGCTAGGTTGGAAGAAACAGACTTTTTATTGTTTAAGGACCATGATATTACTGAAATGGCGCCTGACTTTATTCTTTTAAATCAAAAGAGAAAGGAGTTACTTTTAGAGCTACATGATATTAAGCCATTCGTAGGAACCTATAAGGCAATACTTAATGCTATCGATTTCTTCGGCTACAACAATATTACACTGAAGGAATATTGGATGAATATCGACGATACTAGTGATCGTTTCGGTAAGTTAAAAGCAATTCCAGTTCCTAACTCGTCAACATATGGAGAGCTACAGAGAAAGATGATGTCGATCAAGGTGCCTTCGAGCACTCTTAAGAAGACAAGCCGTTTTAGCTTAGTATATAAGATAAATGTACCTAACGGAGAGTTTGACTACTGGGATATTCCAGAAGTTGATGAGGTGTTTGACTTTACGCCCGAAGAAGTTCTTATAAAGTTATACGGCTTGAAGGACAAGTTGCAAAGAGAGTACTTGCCATTAAACGCCAAGATAGTTGACATTACTGGAGAAGGAGACTTCTTTGCTCAAAAGAGTATGAACTTTTGGAACAACCAAAATGGCATTGCTTTATTTACAGAGGGTCACGATATCAAATTCGATGTGTTACCTAAAGATAGAAATTTATACATCGAAGACTTTGCTCTTATTCTAAAGAACATATACGATGAGGACGATATCACACTAGCCGACGATTATAACGATCTGCTAAATCTAGATTTTAATCAATATGGTGAATTAAGCGGAGATATAAGAGATGCTAACGGAGAAGTTGTTACTCAAGGACAAAGATCGATATTGAGAGACCAATATTTTGAGTTCTATGAAAATTATTTTCAAGGTCCTTTAGATACATTTAACCAAGATATTCCAGTTGGATGTCCAATAACTCTAGACGGAACCGAAACGTTTACTTATACATGGGATGATGCTGAGTTTAATTGGAACGATGCGATGGACTCTAATCAAAATTTAGGTGTAACTTGGAAAGATTGGTGGAAGCGTTGGGTTTACGAGATCGAATGGGTAATTACAGGTCCTCGTGAATATTCTGAATCATTTAGAGGTCCGATAGATGACTTCTTAGTATTCCCTATGGCATTACCATATGAGGGTCAGTATAGTGTTGAGATGAGAACTTATGATCTATTCGGCCACAGATCCTATGAGCATAGAGAAAATACTATTGATGTTAAACTTAAAGATGTTGAGATTTATGGACTCTATAAGTGGATGGAGACAATGCAATGGAGAGATACTGATACCGATTGGAATTCCACTGGTGGAGTTTGGTCTATGCCATTGAATAATACTCAATACACTGAGGACATTCTATCTACTTTCTATCTGTCAATGGATAGAGCCAACTACTTGCATGATGAGTCGCATAGCATTAACACCTCTATGGTCAAAAGATACTTGGACATTTATTCTGAAACTGGCTTTTCTGAAACAGCTGGACCATATCAATGGAATAACTGTGAGTTTAGATGGAACGATGGTCAACATAATTGGTGGGATGCCACAGTAGTTGGAATGGATCTAACAGCCTCGTTTAAAATACTTGGCTTATCGGCTACTGAGACGTTGACAGTTGAGCATACTGACCCAAGTACCGGTGAGACAAAAGTTGGAACATTTACACCTACTGTTTCTCCAGCTAGCCCTAATTCTTTAGCAGATTGGCAACAACTTGCTGATGAATTGAATGCATCTGAAGACGAGGTTATAAGTAAGTTTAATTACAACATCATATATGTAGACTATGACGGCGATGGCACTACTGATTCCACAGGCGAGTGGATTCCAGTAGATGGAGACGAAGACGGTCAAGTAGCAGATGGTGGAGGGCCAGCAATAGATGACACTGATGATATACCCCTTCAAAATATATTAGCTGCTAATATACTTGCAGTAGGTAAAAACTATTCAAGATATAATGACTTCGATGATGTCTATGTAGTTGATACTAACGATCAGGTGTTGGATGGAAAAGTAAGAGGTAAATTACATTGTATTCACCATAATCCTACATTTGATAATGTAAGAGTCTTTAGAGATTTTGCAGAAGTAGAAAGGTCAACTCACTTAACTATTTCGGCCGATGTTACCAAGATGGCTGGAATCAAGAATCAAAAGTGGACAATTTCTAATTCTATAAGCTCTGAAGCGAATGATATATACTATGATGATATGTGGTTAACATACATCTTCCAATATCCAGGATATTACACAATAAGACTAGATGTGGAAGATACAAATGGTAACGTAAACTCTATCGAAAGAAATATGCTAAAAGTAAAATAACGTAAAAAATGGCTAACATTACTGAAATTTTAGGAACTGATTCCTTATCTTCGTCTAGAATTACTATTAACGGTAATTTCTCCTCGTTGAACAATGAGTTGGCGGATATTTCCACATTACTAGACACTACAACTTCTACTATTGCGGGTATGTCTTCTGTTCAGACCGAAACTATTACTGTTCAAGATGGCGGTACACTTATTGCAAGTGCTAATGCAAATGTATTCCAAATTGGAGTAAGTTCAGAATTTGATAAAGAAGTTTCTTTGGGAGGTAGATTACTCAAGAACGGTGTTTTAGGTACAGCAGCTGCTCCTATCAATACTGTATCAAACACATTAGATCCAGCAACTGAAGAATATACTACATACCTTATCAATGCAAATGCTGCTTTACCAGCTGGTTTAGAGGGTCAAGAGATTACTATTGTAAACGAAAGCGTAGGACCTATAAGCATATCGGGGTCATTAGGAGCAACTTCCATTATACTTGACAATACTAACTCCAACGTAACTTTAAGATATGTTGGTAGTAAGTGGTATGTAATCTCTCACGTAGGAGCAACAATCGTACTTTAATCAAAACTAACTTAAATGGCTACATCTCTAATTAGGATACCTCAGCCACAGGGTGGCACTATGTATGCTTTTGCTTCAGCGGCAAAGGATATAACTCGTGCATTTAACAACCCAGATATTAAGTTTGAGTTTAGCAAATTTGCGCTTTTAGATTTACCAGATTTTACAACGCCAGTTAATGGTTTAAACACCATCAACTTAACAAATCAAACCGAAGCTTCAGGCAATCAATACTTAGCTGATAGCGAAGCTAATGTTGAGTTTGCTCAATCATTTCAAAGTTATGTTCTTAACCTAGAAGAACTTTTATTACAGGATGATGACCACGATCCAGTTCTTCTACAGTCAGATGCTGAGAAAATTCTTTTTAAGTGGTTATCAGGTTTAGGAGCTATTAGGTTTAAGACTAGTGATTCTTCCGAATCTACATCAGGCACACATTATACTGAAGCTCTCGATGCAACAGGAACGGGATTAGACTATGAAAGAGTAGTTAAGTATTTAGGTTCTATAGATGCAGAGAACGATATAGCATATAAGGGTAACACATACCATGAAGTGTATATCAACGTACCTTCTGCAGTAGGTAACACTCCTACGGTTCTTTTTAGTCCTGCTAACTACAATACAACTGCTACTAAAGTTTATTCTGATAATAAACTTTCAGGTAGAGGAGGTCAAACCCACCCTGATCCAAACTTAACTTTAGACGCTATAGTTGATGTTGGATCAAACGCAGGAGGACCTTACTATGATATAAATTCAAATGCAACTGATAGTGTTCAAATTGATTTCGAACCTTTATCGTATCATGGTATTGCTAGCGATACTAAAGTAAGCACCTTAAATGACTTTTCAAAGAAGGGCCAAGACTTTAGATTTAATGCAGTTTTAGTATACTATGACCTATTTAGTGTTTCTACTCCCGTAAATAGAGCAACAAACCTATATGGCTTGTTAATTTTAGATAACATAGGTGGAAACTTTGGAGTAGGTTCAAAAATTCATGAGCAACTTAAGTTTAAGCCGAATGAAGTTACAGGCCTTAACGGTAATGCCTTCTCATTAAAGCTAAACCTAAAATTCAATACTTCTCTTGATAATGTAGGTGTTGAGACAAATATCAATGACTTTACTACGTTCTCAATGGACTTGTTCTTGGATACTACAACTGCCCTTGAACATGCCACTGATTTGCTATTGAGAGCAAACGATCTTTACGGTGGTTTAGCAAATAGATTGGAAGAATTAGAAAGAATAGTTTTAGCTGGAGAAGAAAGAGATGAGATGGTTCAAAGATTAGAGGATCTTGAGACTAGTTTCAACAATGCTTCTGTAGCTTTACAAGATTCTGACTCTTTACTTCAATTAATTACTAAAGCTCACAGTAAGCTCAACTCTTTAATTGACGGTACTGTTCCGGTTGAGTTACAATACAACACGGACGTTATATTTAACGGCTTAGGCACCGAAGTAGACAAAAGTGTTCCAAATAGAATTAAGGTCAATAACACAGTTCAGGGCTATCATAATAATCCCGTATTTAAGTGGGATATTAACGCCGGAGAAAGAGTAGGTGGAGTTTTAGGTGGAACTAATACGTTTAATCCAAGTGGGGCAGACGGAGGTTCGGCTCTATTTGGCATATGGTCTAAGCTAAAACCATTCACAAATAGAATTAGTTTAATAGATAAAACTTCTGGAAATCCAAGTAGTTTGGGAGGAGAAGAGACGCCTACGTTAGCGGGAGACCTAAATATATACATAGATGATGGACGAGTAGCTTGGAAAGAGGGTCAAACTGTTAAGATTTCGTTTGAAACTATAAATGTTTCAGAGAGCGACATCTATATCAGAACCGGTTCAGCTAGCGACTTTGATAAAATAGTTGGAAGTGTTATTAGACCTTCTGACCTATTATCAAACAAGCCTTATTTTGAGGTAGTCTGCATCGACCCAGTAAATTATATCTTTGAAGTAGACATTTTAAGATGAACACAAACAACTCACTTTCTACGATAATCAAGCAGTTTTTAGAGATTAACACAAATACTCTAAATGCTTTCGAACGTATTAACGAGGCGGTTATCTCCGATAGAGAAACGGTACCTCTTGATATTTTAACTGAAGATGGAGGTACCAAGACGGTTTACGTTCCTGCGTTTGGTTATATGAATCGTGAGTTAAAGAGGCTAGAGCAGAATATGAAGGCTCTTGCTGGTTTATCCGACGGCACAGCTAAAGTTAGGTTAGCAGATGGATCTTACCAAAAGATACTTAAATCTAGTTTAAAGACACCTGCTGCTGATATAGGTACTCTTAATAGACCTAACACGTTTGACGTTAAATCTAACTATTTCTTTGAGGATTTCTTAACGCCGCTATTGAAAGTTTCATTTGATGTTAGCGGCCAAGTTCCAACCGATACAGAAAGAGTTTTGGTTAAGAGAGTTATTGTTGATGGTTCGTTCGATTTCGCCGCGCAGTTTTTTGACGACAATTACTTAGGAGAAGATGACGTCGATCACAATCAATTGATGGCAGCTATAGCAGCTAACAACATTCCGTTCTTTATGGACGAAGAAGTTAGAGATATGCCGTATAGAAACACTCTATATTATGGCAAGTTTGATGTAACATCCATAGACACTGTTCAAAAGACTATAGTCGTTGAAGGGGAAGAAAAGAGAAAAACTATTAAGCTTTATACTCTTGATAAACTAACTTACACAGATGCTGATAAGGATCTAAAGGACACTGAGTTTATGAAAGTTGGTGATGAGCTAATCGTTAATACTCAAAGAAGAAGCACAAAGTATAAGGTTAAGACTATCTACACGGAAACTCGTCAAGTTGAGCTTGATATTGTAGAAGGCTTCGAGGCCATTAAGATCGGTGCAGATATTCTATCGATCTATAAAGCTAACGATACTCAAGTTAGCATTGACATAAACGTTGGCTTTGATGACAGGTTTGTGGTCTTCTTCAAGGTTATAGATGCTAACTCTAAGATTGTAGCTGAAAATTGGTCACCGGGTGCAGCGCTTTATTCTAATAGTCTAACTATGACTAAAGACGATGGCACGGTTGTTACATTAGCTGATTACTATAAAGAAAGCGTAGCTGACTTTGGTCAATTTATTAAGGCATTAAAGGACGATCCAATCCCTCCTTCAACATTAGGAGTTGCGCCTGACGCACCAGAGGTTCTAGAAGAGAACTTTAAAGTTGTGCAGATCAATAAGCATCTAACAGAGAACGATGCTGCCCTGAAAGTTAAGAAGCTTAATGCTGATAAGGTAAGCGCTGATTCGGCTATCAAGAAATTAGATGATACTATTGCTAAGAAGAGATCGCTAATAGCTAGTAAGAAATATAAGTCAACTATCGAGAGAGATAAAGACAAAAACGAGCTGGTTTCATTAGTTAACGAAAGAGCATCAGAGTCCAAGCTTTATGGTTCTATAGTTGCTCAAATTCAATCTGCTGCTTCAGATGCACAGTTAACTGTCATTGCGCCTAAATACAGAATTAGAGGATTTTGGGCTATTCCAGAACCTAAGCTAGTTGCCGAAACTATACCACAAGAAGTTGTTAAGTTTAAGATTCAATACAGATACTTGTCTACTTCTGGTAAAACTTCTGAGATTGCTCAAATTTCATTCGACGATAAAGGTAATAAGAGAACTGGCGTCTTTAGTAACTGGAACGAAATAGAAACTCCGGTTAGAGCTAGACTAAGAAACGAAGAAGGTAAATTCTATTGGTCAAACAGTGCAGTTGAAGATGGTCAAGAGGTTAACTTCAATCAATTAGATATTCCTATTCAATCAGGAGAAGTTGTAGAGTTTAAGGTTAAGTCTATCTCTGAAGCTGGATGGCCAAGTAACCCATTAGAATCGGAATGGTCAGACATAATTAGAGTAGTTTTCCCAGAAGGTGAACTAGATAATGTTAGTGTTGTTAACTTAGTTGAAGAAAACGCTAATGAAGTTGCAAGAGTTAAGCTGCTTGAAGAATTAGAAGCTGCGGGAGTTTACACTCACGTAACAGATGCGTTCTCAGCTAACGAAAAGTATTTTGCTCACACTTCTAATACTATTGCTTCAGGTTTCCTATCACCTGAACAAAATCCAGTTTCTCTATTTGATAAGCTAACAGAAATGCAAAATAAGATTTCTGTACTTGAAGAAACTATAAGTAACATTAGAGGTGAATTGGCTGTAACCCTAGTTGCTGAAGATGGTACAACTACTGAGATAAACCGAAACACTAATAATAGAGTTTTTGCTGGATACTATGTAGATGAAGTCGCAGATCTAGCCGTTAAGAAAGGGCATATAGTCACCAAGACGTTTAAGCTTCTTCTTAAGAATACAAGGGCAACTACACTAGAATTAGTTGCTAGAATAACAGGAGATAGAGACTTACCAGCCTTTAAGTCAACTGATGCAGCTGTTGATGGTGGATTCGGGTTTGATGCTTCGGGCGCTATAGATAATAGAGTTATAGATGACGTTTATTATAGAACCGAAGGTAAGTATGATATGAGTCCTATTCAATATCAATCATTGGGAGGAGAATCGGAAACTCAATTTTCAAGACAAGCACCTCAACAATCTATTCAAAGAAGAGGTCAATTCATCTATAATAGATTTATGGATGTAGCAAATGAAAATTCATTATATTTGAATCAATCTGCTATCGCAGCCGAATCTATTGGTGATTTCTCAGACTACGAATATCCTTTGGGATATGCAAATTACACATCTGGAACAACTTCTATTTTACCAAAGATTGGTAATTTTTCTAGTAATGGATATATTTGGGCAGGAACATTTGGCAGACAAAGATTAGAGGTGGCAATGGATCAAGGCTATACTCCAAGTAACCCAGATACTGTTGCTGTATATACTGTCGATAATATTAGTAGTGATTCAGATGAGTTTAACCTACATGTTGATATTGCAGGCGTTCCTTCTAACCCAGGAATCTATGATAATTCTATTTTCTTACATAAATCTCACCCTGACATAGCTAATATTTTCTCAGGATATATTAATTCCATGGGTTCCTCTCTTGATTTTAGTGCAAGCTCTGCAGAAGTAACCGATCTTCTAGAAGAACTTGCAGTTTCTAATCTAGTACAAAATATGATTTATAGCATGCCTAAAACGGCTACTTTAAAATCAACAGATACTAACGGCTTAAAGCAATTAGCGTATAGATATGATGAGGATGTAGAAAGAACAATAAAGATGTCATTTGATGCAGCCGATCAATACTTATTAGGAGGTAAGTCATGCGGATCTTTCTTATTCTTAGCTCCAATAAACACAACTTCTTTATTAGTAGACGGAGACAATAAATTTGGTAAAACTAGAATAGAAAACGGAGATAATAACGCTCTATCTTTAGATGTTGTCTTCCAATATAGAATGACTGACTATGCTGGTAATAATCCTGAAAGTGATACCGGTAGAGTAGCTGGTATAATGTCAAGAGTTGTAACCAACGTAACTTACTCTAAGAAAATAGGTTTCGACATCTTTGATTCTGACGGAGAACAATTCTCATTTGACTTAGAGGTTTTCTCAAAGTACAAAGCACAAGGCTCTAACCAAAACTCTATAAAAGCTGCGACTCTATCGGCATAAAGGGAGTAGATATATACTAGGAGATTAGTATATTAAAAGAATCTATTTTTTAGAATGCCACCAATTCATACGAAGAGTATACAGCTTTACTACAAGCCCCACGACGGTTTATCTTTATCGGCGGGCGACGCGGATCAACTTCCTACTTCTGTTGGTCCAATAACTTATTTCTATAGAGTGGGATCTGATGATCCGGTTGGATCTGTAAATTGTTTTACTGTTTATAGTACTATTGCTGCATATTCTCAACATCCTGATGGCGTTTTAGATTTACCTGACCCAGAAGATGCTGAATTATTTGTAGGCGGACCCGGATGCCAAAACCCCAGATGGAGTATAGGTCAAATTGCGCCATTAGGTGTAAAGCTTTACTTCGATAATCAACTTCAAAATGAAGCAGCTCCTGGTAAATATAGCGCAACTCCATTTCCAGTAACTAATTTTGATCCAGCTGATAATGAAGATGCTATTGTTTATAGTTACGATCCTCCAGTACAAGTAACTTCACACAACCCTAATTACATTTGGGAAACATATGCTGTGCTTCAGCCTGGTCAAGCTGGACAAGATCCAACCTTTGTTGATCAAATACAAACTAGATCTGTTAGCCCAATAAATCCGGTATTGGTAGAATTTACTGGCACTCCCGGACAGGTTTATCGTAAAGTTACTACAAGTCAAGGAGATTCTCCTTGTGATTTTTCTCAAATAGCTACATTGCTTAATGGTGTAAGTTACTTTCCAACTGAAGATGTTCCAGCGGGCGCAACACTAGAGGAAATTGCAAATGCAGGCGTTCCTTTAATGGATTCCAACGGCGATATATTAGAATCTGGTTACTTTGCTAGTCAAGAATTTCCTAGTACCTCTAATGATGTAACTATTTACGAAGCTACTGGTCTAATAAATGATTATACTATAAACTGGGAAGAATCATTATGCACTCAAGTTGTAGCACCAAATGAAACGGTTAGAGAATTTACAGTTAAGTATGCTAACACTATATCTGTTGTTGTAGAGAATGTTACAACAATTGAAGATGTATTTACGGGTGTAAATCCCAATTCTAATCTATTTTGTGCAAATGGCAATGACTTTAGAATTTTTTATACTAATAACAACGTAGAATATAATTCTATGGAGGAGCTTATGTTAGCTCAAGAACCTATTTATACTACACCTAATGTTTTACCAGAAGGCGTTTTACCAGAGTATTGGCAGTTAATTAATGCGCCAGAAGGCTCTTATGGACTAGACGAAAACAGATACTATGTATACTTAACTTCTGATCCAAATCCTTCTAGTGCCTTTGATGGATATAGTGTACCTGGATTTTATACACTTGGTCTATTGATGGGTCAATTTAGTGAATATGCGTTAGTAGATCCTAATTATCAACCAAGTAATTCTTATTTTCCTCCAGGAGCTCCTCCTTGTTTTTGTGGAGTTGAAAATATAAACTTACTTCAAGTTAAGACAATAGATTTAATTTATAGTGAATCTCAAAGTGACTTTTGTAATGTTAATTTAGCCAATCAAGCTCAACATACATTAACGTGTGCTTATTTAAATCCATTTGGAACAGATGATTTAACTTTTGATGAAATTTTGTTAAATCAAATACCGTTGTATGAGTTTACTACAGAATATGGTGCTTATTATGGAACAGAAGAATTATTGTTAAATGGTTTCTTTAATCAAGAGATTGGATTTTGTTATCATTTCAACAAGCAGGCAGAGATCGATACTTCTAATGGATGGTTTGGTAGAAATCAAATAAACATTTCAGAAAATTATAATTCTCCTTTCGTTTGTCAAGGTACTCCTAGACAAATTAATGACTTGATAACAACAAACTTTTTTTGGAATTACTATTTTCCCGAGTATGATTTTTCTGATGAATTTTGTTATAGGCAAAAAACAGGACTTCTACCTCCAATACACTCTAGTTCCACTTTATATTATAATTTACATGCTGATCTTCCTGACCTTACATTAGATCAAATAGCAAAATATAACATAAAGCTTAGAACTACTTTACAAGGTGATGAAACTTTAATTACAGGTCCATATTCAGATGACACTGGTTATTATTATAAATGGGTTGCAAACTCAGATGGAATTAGTGGCCATTGGATAGGATTAAATTCTAACCAAATAGAATCATCAGCTTATATAACTGGGCCTATTCAGTGTAATTTAGAGCCCGTTCCTAATTATTTTGATACATTAAACGATAATACACTAGCCGAAACGGGAGGTCCAGATTACTTACTAGCATTTTATGTTTTTAGTTCATGTATTCCTGTTAACGGTCAATATACTCACTACTTAATATTCGGAGAGCATACTAACTTATCAGGAAATAATGTAAGTTATATGTCTGAGTTTACTGATGACATCGGTTTAAACTCTTCTTTCTATAGTTATGCATCCACTGATTTAAATTATGGTTGTAAAAAATATGTAGGCAGAATATTTGCATCATCTCCAGCACAAGCCGAAGAGCTAATGTCTTCTCAACTTGGGTATTTCCAAGGGGATATTCAGTTTGTTAGTCCAAGTACAATAGGCATAACTAGCCAAGGTACAGTATACTATTATGAAGGAGGATGTGATGATTGTCTTAACACAATTGACAATCCAGGTACTTATTATATTTTACCAGAGTTTGATGACGGTAGTGAAACTGAAGAGGTTGGACCTAGATTTGGATTAGAGCAAAACTATAACTTACATAATAACTCTAAGCCTCTTCTTAGAACTAATCCTAGGCTAACTGGAAATATTAAGCTCGTTACTGATTCTAGAGGAGAAATATACTTAGAATCAATAAATGCAAACAAAGATCTTTCAGACTCTCGTTACAAAAGATATGGAGTAAGCCCAGAAAGTGATTATTCATATGATGTTTCTAGATTCTTTAATGATAATAAGACTCCATATGATATGGTATATGAGACCAAAAGAAGAGCTTCTGACCTTTCTGTCTTAGAATCATATGATTTACAATTCGAAGAAGATTATCAATATGGTACTAGGTTTAACAATTCTAAATTGTACGATGAAAACTTTAGAATATTTGCTCCTATTCAAATAGACACAAATATACCTAAAACATTCGTTATTTATAGAGTTAATTCTCCTAAGCCAAATGTAAACTACAATGATTTAGGCTCTGATAAGCAAGATAGAATCAAATCTATGTTAGCTAACGCTACTATAATCAAAACGTTTGATTTAACGGAGTCTTCTAAATTAGGTCAATATATTAGAAAGCATGTCTATAACGAGTTTTTCCAAGACAGTCAGCTAACTGTTTCTTTTGAGAAAAATGAGCAAACATTCTTTAAGGGAATAGATTTGGTAAAAGGAGGCTTCTCTAGTAAGGGCGAATTTATTTACAAAGACTTTGTAGCTACTGATAAACCTTTGATTGAAGCAAATGACTTTATCACCGATGGGTTTAAAAGAAATAGAATAGTATCTTCTAATATTCTAAACTTAGAATTTATGTTCGATGACGAAGAGGCTAGTGAATATTCGGTTAGTCGTTATTTTGGACTATTCGTAGATGAAATACCCTCAGGTAAAGGTAAGATTCAAAGGGTTAATTCTGGTTTAATTAAGTTTAAGGATTTGACGTCCTTTATGTACTATGATAATTATCCTAATTCATCATTTGACGGTGATACATTTGCTATACCATCTAGTCAAATGATGAGAGATATTCCAGTGTTAGGCTATGTAAAATGTGATACGCACTACCATAACATCAAAAATGGAAGTGAGTGGAGCGCTGAAAACTATACACTAAAAGTTGATGATAACGGAGATGATATCAATAGATTCATAGGAATTAAAGATACTTTAACCACTGTAGAATTAGAAGAAAACAAAGGCGTAGGATATGATTTTGTTAAATTATCAATTACTGATATACCATTTAACGGTGATTCTATATCAGTTATAGAAAATAAAAAACAATCATATTGCATACGTCTAATTAGTCATGTTCCAGGATCCACTATGACTATAACAACTTCATATCCTGGATCTACAATGCAAATAAACTCGGGAGCTACTAAAGAAGAGGCTATTGACAATTTAGAAAATCAGCTATCTATATCTGGGTTATCAGTAGAAAGAGAAGGCGATACAGTATTTGTAAAGGAATTCAATTCTTATTTTAACGATATTAATTTAGAGGTTTCTTCATCTAACCCTGCTCAAGTTGTTAAGGTTGAAAAAAACTATACTAGCGCTATTTTACTTGAAAACTTAATTACTGCGAACTCGGCTATTGATAAAGGCAGATGTACAGAAAGAGAATTCTCTAATCAAGGTAGTATTAAAGATGTAGTCGTAGCATTATCAGGGGCTATATCTAAGCAAGACGGTATGATTGCCTTTGTTAACAACAATGACGTATATGTTTATTCAGATAGAAACATAGGTTA